CCAATAATTTCATCATTTCGGCATGTGTAAATGCTTTTTCATTCATTGTTAATAAATGACTACCGACAACCGCATCCTGTACAAATGATATAATAGGAGCATTTTGTGCAGGACTTATAACTTGTCTATGTAAAGATGCAAGACATTCTAATTCATTAGAACTAGCAATACTTTGCGGCATATGCATATTCATTTCATCACCATCGAAATCTGCATTATAAGGAGTTGTTGCGGCAATGTTCAATCTAAATGTAAGACCATCAAGTACTCTAATTCTATGAGACATCATAGACATTTTATGTAAAGATGGTTGCCTATTGAACAAGACCCTGTCACCGTCATTAATATGACGTATAACAATATCACCTGGTTCGATAAGAGATGCCAAATGATTTCTATCGATATGGTTTAGAGATATTGTTCTTGAAGCATTGTGTCGGTATACAGATCTAGCACCAGGATGTTCTTTTGGTCCACGTCTTACAGCATCTCTTAGTTCTTTAATATTTTTAACTGTTACTTTTTCAGGATAAGTAAGTTGCATCGCAATTCTTTTAGGTACTCCGAGTTCATCTAAATCAATAACAGGATCAGGGGTAATTACTGTACGGGAAGAGAAATCTACTCTTTTTCCCATCAAATTACCTCTAATTCTACCTTCCTTTGCCTTCAAACGCTGGCGTAATGCTTTCAAAGGTCTTCCAGAACGTTGTGCGGCAGGTAAAACACCAGAAATCTCATTATCTATTAATGTGGCACAATGATATTGTACTACACTTCTCCAGTCTTCTAAAATTTTACCTGTAACATTATTTTTCAGTTTGTCTGCCAAATATTTATTGTATTTAATCAAATCACAGTATTTTATAGTAAGATCGTCTTCCATTCTTTGTCCATTTTCTTGTTTAACGGATGGTCTACACGCTGGTGGACATACCGGAAATACTTGACAAATCATCCAACTTGGATGACAAAATTTCGGATTAAAACCCAAAATTTCACATTGTTCATCGGTTAAACGTTGAAATAAACGGAGTACATATTCGGGTGTTAAATGAATCTTTTTGGCTTCTTCATCTTTAGTTCCTGCCCATTCACCATGAAATTTGCATAAATCAGTCTTCACATATTTATCTGGTTGTACTGCTGAACAAGCGAAACAGGTCTTATGTTTCTTACATTTTTCAGAAACAATCGCCCATCTATTTTTTCTTGGTTTGCTAATTAAATGTTTTTTTTCTTCTTCTGACAGTTCTAGTAATGGAGAACCACATTTAAAACAGACACATTTCATTATTTTTTGAACCATCCCAAAATATTGAACATAAAAGACAGGCATAGATAATTCAATATGTCCAAAATACCCAGGTGTTAATTTATTAGAAAGCATGTCCGTTGTGCATTTTTGTCCGTATTCTAAAACACCCATTCTAGAATCAAATAAACCACCAACTATAGGCTCGTTGCCATTAAATGTCTCATGAGTTGTGATTTCTACAACAGATTGTTGTCGAATTTCCTTTGGACTCATTATACCAAACTGAATTCCATTGATTTTCGATACGTCTCCTGTATAGTCAAAATCATTCTCATACGCCATTCACAAGATTATGGTATATTACATTTAAATGCATTCATTTTTTTATTCGTGAATAATAATGAATGCTCTTACGATTACTTTAAATTTGGTAGTAGTTTCAATAATTTTATTATCTGTATCGTATTATGCGTATATTTTGTATACAAATAATCAAAAAAAATTAGAAGAAGAAGAAAATGAAAAGGTTCAAAAGGAACTTGATGAAAAACAAAAGGAAGAAGAATCTAATTATATGCCACAAATACCTATACAAAAAGATGAAGTTTTTCATATAGGTGATAATATATTCACTTTTGACGAGGCAGAAGCTTTATGTAAATCTATGGATTCTGAATTAGCATCATATGACCAATTAATTGATGCGTATAAATCTGGAGCAGAATGGTGTAGCTATGGATGGAGTAAAGACAAAATGGCACTGTACCCTACACAAAAGAAAACATGGGATAAACTACAAAAAGCTCCAAAAAATAAGAGAGATGATTGCGGTTCACCTGGTATTAACGGTGGAGTTTTTAGAAATACAAAACTAAAATTTGGTGCAAATTGTTATGGTAAAAAACCCTCAAGACCAAATGAATATCCTGAGGTAGTAGATTATATATCAAACAAATCTCGAAACCAAAAAAAATTAGAAAAATATTTCAAAGACACACGTGGCAATTATTCCGTGCTCCCATTTAATAGAATTAAATGGAGTAAATAGATGAGAAAGAATATATACTTAATTCGCAAATACAATGGCATCAAAAAAAAGGATGTTAAAGGACATTGCGATAATGTCAAACTCGAATTTAGAAAATGATGGAATATTTTACCATGTTGATGAAGATGATATGTTTAATGTGAAACTTATGATAATAGGACCAAAGGATACACCATATGAGGATGGATTATACTTTTTTACTCTTGAATTTGATAAAACAAAACACCCATATGTGCCTCCAAAAGCAACCTTTTGTTGTGCTTCTCCACGTGGTATGAGAATGCACCCAAATTTTTATTGCTGTGGAAAAGTATGTTTATCTTTATTAAATACGTGGTCTGGTCCTAAATGGAGTGCATGTCAAACACTAAAATCAATAGCTACAAGTATACAAGTCATTTTTGATGATAATCCACTTGTTCACGAACCGGGATATGATAATGAAGGAAGTATAAATGCACAAAAAGAGTATAATAAAATCATATCTTACATGAATTTTGTATCAATATACAACACAGTAAAAAGTCGTAATAGATATAACTTCACAAAGGATTTTTCAAAACAAATAGAAGAACATTATAGGAAAAAACACAAGAATATATCCAATAAAATAACAGAACACTTAAACACTTATAATAGTGATTCAGATAATCGAGTATTCAATTTTAGACTATATGGTATGAAAGGAAAGATGGATTATACAGATTTATTAGTTAATTTAGAAAATTTAAACAAACAACTAAATATCTAGAACTGCGTTTATAAAAAGCAAACATTTATATGTCTCTTCATAAATAAAATGGAAACAACACAAGAATCCCATCAAACAACTCCTTTAGATCATTTACCAAATACTTCAACAAAAGAAGAAGATTTAGTTAATAAAATTTTAAGTGAATTAGAAGATAAAACTCAGACTGTAGATACAATAGATGAAGATTTATCTGAAATACCTATTCAATCTATTCAAACTCAACCAATAATACCAAGTAAAGAATATTTACCACCTCCAGTTTTAACTGAAGAAAAGGAGAATTTTTTTACTAAATTAATGAACAATATTGATTTAGACGACATGTATTATTACATAAAACTTGGTATTATTGCAAGTGTGTTATTTTTTTTAGCATTGCAATTTTCAGATAAGTTAATTGTGCTTCTTGAAAAAATACCGAATACAATTCAAGATGGTCAATTAACACAATTTGGCAACTTAGTAAAATCTGTTTTATTTGGTATATTAATGTCATTCTCAAGTCTCGTTGTATTAAAATAAACCAAATTTACTAAAAATTATTTTATTAATAACAATAAAGAATGTCGAGTCCAGTAGAAATTATGAAAAAAATCGTGATTGCGTTAGCATTGATATATGTAATCGTTCATACATATATGACTAATTGGCAACCTGTGCTTACATTTATATCTATCCTTATCATCTCAAAAGTATTTAATGTTCTTACAGCAACTGCATTTTTGGCAGCAATGTTGATATCGTATATTTCATATGATTTATTAAACATGGAAATTATGGAAAGTTTTGAAAGTTCCGAAGACGAAAATGAAGAAGATAAAAAAGATGAAAAAGATGAAAAAGTAGAAGTAAAAGTAAAAGAAGACACGGTATCAAAAAAGGAAGTGTCAAAAGAACCAACTCCGTCTGAAGAACCAACTCCGTCTGATGTTTCACTTGATTTAGGTGAAACAATTAGAGATGCATATGCCAAATTAACACCTGAACAATTAACAAGTATGACAAATGAAACAAAGGAACTTATGAAAACACAAACACAACTTATGAAAACTCTTGAGGGATTAACACCAATAGTAGAAAATGGTATGAATATTATTCAAAAATTTAATGGTAAAGACGGTGAAAAATTTGGAGGAGGGTCTTCATTAGGCGATCTTATTAATAGCGTTAAAAAAAATTAAATTTACAAATAAGAACCTATTGGTAAATCATCATCCTGAAATCCTATTTTATTTTTCAATACCTTTTCTCCCCGACTTGATACATTAATTGATCTGTCCATAGGCTGAGCACCTTGTTCAACATCTCGTAAATAACTCTCTCTTTGAGCTAATTGAACTGTAATTTGCTCCACACAAAAATCTATTACTGATTTATTCAATTCTCGGATTTGTCCCAATAAATCATCAAGTAGATTTTTCCCTTCTTGAAGATAAAAAGATCTCATTATAATTTGTAATTGAGTAGGGTCTTGTTCTCCTATTACATATTTTTCATTTGATTTTTGCCAAACTTCATATCTAATCTGTTTTTGTATAGTATCAACATTTACATTAGAGAAAAAAGCTCTCGATAATGGAGTTTTTTCTTGTATAGTTGACAAGCTAGACATATTATTAATTATAATAATATTTATTTATAACTTAAAATTGTAGTATAAATAACAAACAAATATTATATTTTAATATGTTTTTACAGAAATTAGTATACCAAATGCTTCTTACAGGTTTCCCTTCCTTAACTTATAATCCGATAACAAAAAACCCTTTCCATGCAAATTTTAAAGTAGATACAAATAGTCTATACATTAATTATGTTTTAAATGAAGATGCTCGTTCAAAAATAGAAAGTTATATAGATGATGATATTGAATTAGAGCAAATATCTTTGGAAAAGGGTAAGAGTAAAAACTTTTTCTTGAGTATTAATATTTATAACGTAACAAGTCCAATATTAAATACATTAAATACTGTAACTAGATGTGAAATAAACACATATGTAAAAAGAAAAAGTGATGGGAAAAAAGGAACCATAATTTTAGATTATAGTTCTAATTCGTTATCTATGGATCCAGTAAACATATTTAAACCTCGATCATTCTCAACACATTATATAAAAAATAAAAATCGTATAGATATAACTGCATTATCTAAAGAGTTTCAATTGTTCGGATATATAGATATCGAAAACAACGATAAACATATATTTGTTAATCACAGAGACTTACACAAATATACTGACAATATATTTTATAACAATGGAATTTATGATAAAATATACTATGATTCTTCATTAACTCATTGCAAGACACTCAAGCCAATAAATAATGAAATATCATTCTATTTTGATGGGATTCAATATAACAAACCATATAGTGTGTTTTATTTTACGACACCATTATGTTTTTCAGGTGCTATGTGGTATAATATTTATAATGAAGATTAATTAGTTGATTCTTCTGTTGCAATTACTTTACCCAACATAACCAATGAATTAGAATCCATAACTGCAATTCTTCCAAGTCCTGGAGTTTTTTCAAAGGCTTCGACAAAAAATGGCTTTGTCGGTTCAAAAACAACTTCCGCATTTTCACCTCTTTCAATGAATGGAGGTGATTCTACTTTTTCACCCCCTGTTTTTTTACCAGATTTCCATTTGATAGTTGTCATCTTACATGACACTTTGGCTGTTCTAACATGTACAATTGGGCAAAAACCAGGCTTTAATTGACCGGGATGATCTTGAACATTTATCATCGCTGTAAAACTCTTAACTGGTTTCAGCTTTCCTTCACTTGGTTTGTATATAACATCACCTGCCTTTGGCATATTCATTTTATCAAAACCTTTAATCTGCATACCCACATTATCACCTGGTATAGCTTTTGGATAATCCTTGTGATGCATTTGAATTTTAAACATTTTTAGACCAGATAAATTTCTGGGAACAATCTCGATTTGATCATCTGGTTTTATCACACCTTGTTCAACTCTTCCAGTAATAACTGGACCTACACCAGGGATATTGCATATACCACTAATTGGAATACGAACCGCACCATCTGTATTTCTCTTAGGTGGTTTAATTAATTTCTCTAAGGCATCGAGAATAGTAAAACCCGTAACCTTATTGTCTTTACTCAAATTCGCCGACCATCCTTTATACCATGGCATTTTATCTGTTTTTTCAATAAGATTTTCCCCATGGAATCCAGAATAGGGAATAAAAGGTATCTTCATAGGTTTCAAACCACTATCCTTTAACATCTTAAAAAATTCGTCTTTAATTTCATTATAACGCGTTTCCGACCAATCGCATGTATCCATCTTGTTGATACCTACAATAATTTGCTCTACACCCAAAAGAGCAAGCAATCTTACGTGTTGACGTGTTTGACCTTCAACTTCTCCAGTCGCACGATTTCCCTTCGCAATTGCTGCTTCGAATCCACCCTTTTCAGCTGGAACCAAAACAAGAGCAGCATCTGCTTGTCCTGCACCAGAGATCATGTTTTTAACATAATCTCTATGACCAGGTGCGTCAACAATTGTGTAATGATAACTATCAGTATAAAACTCCTTTGTAGCACAATTAATAGTTACACCACGTTCTTGTTCCTCCTTTTGGTTGTCCATATAAAAAGCAAATGCAAATGAACTCTTCCCTAAATTATCAGCCTTTTCTTGCAGTTTCGCAAGATCACGTTGTGAAATACCACCTAATTTAAAAATTAGATGACCAGTTGTCGTCGATTTCCCTGCATCGACATGTCCTGTTACAACAATCGATATATGTTCTTTTCTTTCTGCTAAAGCCGCCATTCCTTTATGAGTTATATATCATTGAATG